ATCGGCATCCGGTCGCGCTTGTAGATGATCTTCCCGCCACAGGAAATATAATATTGCCCGTTCGGGTAACGCATCGTCGGCGCAAACTCGATCTCCCGGAACAGGACGACGTTCTCATCTTCCGTGTCGATGGTGTTCGTGTCCAGGGAATGCCCCTTCCACGGGGATACGTTCGCAACGAGCTTCGTCAGCCGCTTCTGATAGTCCAGAAACGACCGATCCTCGCCCTTCATCTCGATCTTGGTCTTGAAAGTGTCCTCGACCCATTCCGGGTCTTCAAGGGACATGATCCCAACCCACCGCTTCCGGGTCAACCTGTCGCCCGCGGGGTCGAGACGAATGTTGAAAGGGATGATGCAGGAGGTTCCAACATCGCCCGTCTTCCAGATTTCCTCTCCGTCGGACACCCATTGACCACCCGCCGCATCGGGGAAGGCCCGGATGAAACCCGTTCCGGAAAGGCAAAGCCAGATACAGACCTTCTCCACCTCATCGAAAAAGTCCCCGTCGTGGCTCTGGTCCATCCATGTCAGAAGGCTCTCACCCAAGTCCGAAGCCTCTTTATCCTCGCGTTCGTTCGTGTTCGGCCATACGCGGGGGACCATCTTCTGGTTCATCAGGAGGGCTTTGGTCGATCTGACATATTCACGGATTTCGTTCGACACGGGGGTGGGGAGGTAATCGGGCATCTGGCGACGGCGGAACGAGGAGGAGGACTTAAGAAATTCCAAATATTGTTCGCCAGAGTAGTAGAGCAGGTTTCGCCATATTACTCTTTCATTCTGGACGCGGGAAACATCGGTCTGGTTGTCAAATACCTTGTCGAAGAACTGCTGGACGCTGTTATCATCCTTGAAAATCTCGGAGGATTTCATATCGGAATGCCTCTCTCCTGTTGCTCCTCATAAATCTGATCTGGCCGCTTCGCCGCTTCCCGCACCACTTCGGAATTAACGAAGGTGGCATAATCTCGTGTCATTATTCTATCAAGTAAATCCCTAACCTGTTTATCGTGAGTCTTTTGTTGATGCCACACAAGCCATCCCATAAATACTATCACCGCACAATTCCATACAAGTAACAATATCCCTTCCATTATATCCCCCCTATGGCCAATGACGGTTGAAATGGTTTTTGCAACTTGTCTTGTTTGGAACAGTTTTCCTTAACCCATAATGGTTGAAGATTCTTTAAAGACCAACACCGTTTGAAATCGATATCTTCGGTAGTCGAGAAATTAAATGCCGATAATGGTATTTTGTGGTCGATATGCCATTCAGCCCGATTATCCCAAGTCATTCCTGGTAAAAAGTTCCTTTCGAGGTGCTTAGTCAAGTCGGATAATTTATAACCCACTAAACTTTCCCACTTTCTACCCTGCTTATTGCCTTTTAATGCAAGCCCGATTCCTGTGGCCATGCGACAAGTGAGATTTCCTTTCACGGTTGCGCGTCTTTTTGCTTCATTTCGTTTATGTGTCTCTCGTCGTCGCTCATTATTACTTTCAAGCCATAGACGCCTTTTTTCTATTCCCTTGGCTGAATTTTGATATTTCCTCTTATTGAGATTCGATCTTTCTGGATTTAGCCTCGTCCACTCCTTCACTTTTTCTACAACACAAGCGCGACAGATATGTTTCCTGCCTACTTTCTTGGTTTCCGTAAAAGGGAAATCCTCAAGTGCTTTTTCGCAACCACATTTCCTACATACCTTCGTAGCAAGCATGATTCTTTTCCCGATCAAGTAATTTGGATTCTTTTTCTGAGAATTGTTTATTCTGCAAATAAATAAACAATAACAGGAAGATGACAATGATAATCAAGGCACCAATGGCGATCAACGCTTCCATTTTACGCCTTTCTTTGACTAATCCATAACATAAAGTTATAGTCTATGCAAGTTATTTTTTCAATAAAACATCCCCTCCGTCCGCTCCATCTCTTCTGCCGCCTGTACCTCAGCCCAAATCTGCGTGCGTTCCCGTTCCGCAACCTCTGAAATGTCCCTTGGCCGCTCCTGCCTTGCCTCTTTGGTCGGCAACTGCGTCAATGGCCGGTGCATGAACAGCAAGGATGCCTCGTCTGCACAATTATGCGTGAGAATCCCCCCACATACAGAAAACGCATGAGAAGGATGGTCTACATCGAGGCAATAAACATCAGCCTTCCCCGCCCTTTCCACCTTGACGACGCAGAGTCCACCCACATTCGTAGCTGCAAGTCTGGGTGCGGCGGCATTTCGTTTCAAATTCTTTCCCGCATATCGGGCATTTAAGAATCCTAAACCCAATCCCGCGCTCATACTTTGACTTTGACCGGCAAACTGCGCCGCAAAACCTTGCGCGGGAAGAGGCAACGCGAGAGACAACCATAGGTTTTCCGCAATACTCGCAAGTCTTGGGGACATCCCGGATACTACCAATCGTTCGAGCGTCTTTAAGGATATCAATCTGCCTTTCGTACCGTTCCGGACTGTGGATTTTCTGGTGTCCTGAATAGGTAGCGAGTGCAAGATTGTCTTTTTGGTTGTTCGTAGGGTCGCCGTCAAGATGGTGGACAAGCATAGTCGGCGGAATTTCTCCGTGATGATGTTCCCAAACAAACCGATGCAGCGATCTTCCGACCCGATCCTTGAAATATCCCCCCTTGTGCCGGTAATATGGGTTTCCTTGAAATTCTTGTTTTTTTTCGTTGATAACCCTGGGGTTATCGTGGCTATAACCAACCCCTCTGCGCGGTCTGCCCATAACCATGATCCATCCTCCATGAGAAATCTATGATCGGGAGTGCATTCAATCGTTCGACCATCTTCAAAGGTCAAGCGAACGATTGGCTCATTACTCCTGGTCTTTCTCACATTGTAGTATGGATACAGTTTGTTGTCAAGTCCAAAAACCATCCCCTCGGTATTTAGCAACTTTTCTATTTGGATAGACCCATTATCAGTATCGACTAATGTTCTTCCGCTCAAGCAATGGTCTTCTCCTTGTGTTTCCACCTCTTCAATGTTGTTCGGGTCAACGACCAGTGAAGGCACGGTGCGGATGAAATGGATGCAGGAAGAGTAGATTTGAACCATCGGGACGCCGTTCACAACCCCTTCCGCATCCCTTGGAACCCTCAAATGCTCGTGGAACTGTCTCCATTTCAGCACACGGGACGGATCTCCGGGCCGCATCTGAAGGCCCATGTTCATAAAGATCTCTGCGGTAGAAGGCCCCTGCCCACCACCCTTGTAATCCGGCTTCTTGTTGAAGCAGGTTGGGTCGCAGAGGCGCGTAAAAGACGGATTTATGGTGTCCGGAGGCCCTTTTTGTATTTGATTAAATCCCATCGCCTGCTCGCGTTTAATAATGCCTTCCGCAATCTCGCTATCCGTAAGCCGGATGCCCTGATCGGGGGTCCCGCTCCATCCATACCACTCATTGAACCGATATTTCCGCCCGTCGGAGTCGATCCACCACCAGCCAACTGAAAAAGGCTTGCCAAAACCCCAATCGAAGGTCATATAAATCGGTCGGCCTTCCGGCACCAGCGGCTTGGGAGGCTCAATAACGTGATACGTCCTCGACCACTCCTGAAACGCCTGCCCGACAAACACATCCCACGACCCATCCTTAAACGCAGCCCTTAAATGAGGCGGCAACGTACCCAACATCTGCCAATACGCCGCATCCAGAAAGGGATTGTCCTCCGCTTTCGACGGCACATAAGCAAACATGGGGCGATAATCAATCGGCTTCACGAACTCTATCGGGAAGTTCTTGTCCATCCAGAGCGCCTTGCAATAATTGTGGCCTATCCCCCCAGGGTTCGTAGCCCCTATAAACGGGCATTCGTGATCCAACAACCCAGGCCACCTTAAGCGCATCCGAAGCTGCGTGAACACCTCCACATCATTCTTTGTAAGCTCGTCAACCCCTATCGCTGCCCATTCCGACGACTGATACTTGCTCGGATCGTCCAAATTACGGAAGCACAGCACTCCCCCCCCATACTCCGGATTCAACATGAAGCATCGCCCGTAATTCGCATGGTCCGTGTACATCCGCCCCAACCACGGCGGAAACTCCCTCGAAATCTTACTCAGCTGCCTGTCCTTCAACGAAGGGTAATCCTCACAAGCCAACATCACCTGCACCCCCTTTAGACCCTTCTGCATGAACCACATCATCAAAAGACGCAGTAACACCCACCTTAGAAAATAGCTTTTGCCGCCTCCAAGCGCCCCCCCGTACAATAAGAACTTGATCGGGGGACCCGGAGGATTACAAAACACATTATCCAGATGCCGCACAGCCTCACTCTGCCTGTCCGTGAACTTCGCCAAGTCCGCGTCAAAGTCAAACTGCGGCTGGGCAGGGGCTGGCTTACGCATCAATCACCATCTCGATAAACCGAACAACACCCACAAAGATTGCCGCGAGAAACAATCCCGTCAAGAAAATGGCAATATCCTCTTTTAAAGACATTGTGTACCCCCGATAGCCTTTGTAACGCAATAGACGGATGGTGGGGAGATGGGGGATGGGACCCGACACCCCCCGTCAAGGGCTCGCCCCCCTGCCCCGCCGAATCAGAAAGGGGGACCCCTTTTTTTTGTGCGCCTGCGTCTGCCACTCCACCTGCTCTACTGCCTATTGTATAGCACATTAGTAGACATTGTGTGGATATAGACCTATAAGTTTCATTATGTCAACTATGCCTAATAACAACTACTTACGTGTTGACATTGTGCTATATGTGATAGTTATCAACCATTACGGCTTTGACTAACAGCTTTGTCAACAGGTAAGGGATTAGTAATCTGCGTACATTGCACATCGCCCTTGACCTGGATCACGACCATCGGCCTCGCGTTGTTGTCAGACAGGCCACGCTCGATGCGCTCTTTGTCGTACACCAGGCCCAGTGCGAGGAATCGATCTCGCGGGTGCATTTCTTTTATCGCCTTGGCGTCCAGCGTGTTCGCAAGCTTCCTACCTAACTCTGCGAATATGTCCGCTCTATGCCCTTTGAATATTTCCGTGGATTGTCGTGGGGATAGGTGCTTGAGGCGTTTAGCGACCGTAGATTTGCCGATGGTCTTAAGCGTGTCCGCGATTTGTCGACATCCTTTGCCAGCGTCGTGTAGTGCGAGGAGGGTGGCGTCGTCTACCTGTTGTGTTTGGTTCATAGTTCTCTCCATATCTCAATCAAGGCCGTTTTGTAAGCACCTAATTT